TTATTTCATGTTTGTTTGGGTCTTTCCGGAAACAGTATCGCCGGAGAATGAGATAATAGCGTTTGCTCCAGCATCACCATTGACGCCAGATGTATATGACCAATTTTCACTGGTGTATCCAGCAATATTAGTCAAATCATAACCGTTAGGATCACCAAATTCTTTCTGAATATCAGCCTTTGAAGTGCCATTTTGAATGGCTTCCACCTGAGCTAAAGTGATCTTTTTAGCGCGATTAACTTTTAAACCTGTGATTACTTTTGCGACAGCATGTTCATTTTCAAACGATACCGTTACATTTGAACCAAAACTGCCATTGGCAACTTTATCCCAAGTATATAGTTTGGTTTGTACATCCTGAATGGTATTCTCAGTAGTTGAATTGGCTTTGCCGCCAAATAGGTTAGCAACGTCTGCTGATGATGTACCAGTACTATCGGATAGGGTGACCTTATCAAATGCAGCTTTAGTGACACCTTCAACTTTTTGGGATGAGCTACTACTGCTAGAGCTATCCTTACTGCTTGCGCTATTATTTGTAGATGATCCGCCACCTAATTGTGAACCAACACCAGCAATAACGATAATAACAAGAATCCAGAACCAAACACGTTTATAGAATGGTTTTTTTTGTACATAAGTATTTCCTTTTTCGTCCTTAATCTTTTTAGCCATTTGAATCTCCTCCTATGATATAATAAATTATCGGCTTCTTATCCATAGGAGTTTACCTCTAATCGTTCCCAGCGGTTAGGGGCTTTTTTAGTAATCACTGAGTTTAGGAAAGCCATATGTCCAAACGAGTTCTTGATAAGAATCAGCGGCGCGATCATTTTCCTCAACAAAAAGATTTGTCAGTAAATGCGCAGCGAATGTATCCGCCTCAACTTCAACTTTGCTACGATTACGCCGATTGAAGTCGTAATAGCCTTCTAGCCCTTCATGTTCAATCACATGACCCAGTTCGTGGGCCATAGCGAAATATCGTTCAGGTGTATCACGAATGCGCTCATTTAATAAGATCGCAGGAGCTTTACCACCATCTATTGTAGGGTAGTTTCGCGTTTCTCCAGCGGGATGTGCGCCGAATGGCCGCCAATCAACTTGTATATTTAGCTTTTCCGCGATAATAAAAGGATCGAATGTTCCGTAACGATATCCCATATAGCCAATAACTTTCTCCAAGTTATCCTTCATCTGTAATCACATCACTTAATAAATTATTCTTTAGTATCACGCGTAATCTTCCGTTCGGCACGACGACGCTTCCAAAAAATTTGAGTGAGAGCAACCCGCAGCTGTTCATTTTCTTCTTCGGTTAAGTTGTCACCATCATAGGTCATACCGGTATCATCATCTAAGAATTTTTTTAAATCAGTGGTATCTCGCTTATCAGCCCATTCTGGAGTTTGGTTTTGACCTAAAAGAAAATCAGTAGTGACATTAAAATATGTGGCAAGCTTTTTTAAGATATCGTAATCAGGTTGTCGTTTACCTGATTCATATGCAGTATAAGCAGGCCTTGAAATTCCTAGAAAATCTGCAATTTCTTGCTGGGTAACATGTTTCTTACTACGTAAATCTTTTAATTTTTGTGCAAACATGAGTACCCTCCTCTCAAAAATATAGTAACATATTGTTACAAATAAAAAAGTTTCGTTTTGTTACATAAATCGTTTGACATGTATCATATCGTGACGTATTATAATTAGTGTAACGATATGTTACTAAGGAGATGATAATTTGAGAACTTGGTTAAGAGAAATACGTTTAAGTCAGTCACTAACCCAAGAGGATATTGCTGTCGCATCTGGAATTAAAAGACCCTATTATACTGCTATAGAGAACGGTGATAGACAACCCAGTGTTAAGGTTGCTAAAAAAATCGCAAATAAGATGAAGTTCGATTGGGTTATTTTTTTTGATGACTATAGTAACGAATCGACACTTAGAAATGGACGTGAATCTAATGCATGAAGCATTAATTGAAATTCAAAAATCAAACCGTGAGAAGCGACTTGCTGAACGTCTGATGGAATTGTTCAAAGCAATGTTCCAAGCCCGCGACTATTACGGCAAAACCGATGGCATCATCCATGCTGACTACAGTCAAGTACCAGAGTTGCTGACTGAGTTCAAGGAAGCGGGTATCAAGTATTTTCCAATCGATTCTGGTTTTTACTTTGATTGGAGCAATCTTGAATAGTTGCTTCATTAAATATTTTAGGACTTGAAGCTGTAAATAAAAATAGTGCTAGTGCACAAATGAAGGTGAGTTTATGAAGAATGGGGATCGTAAATTTTCGGGACAATTAAGCGCGGACTTTGAGCATTCAGAGGTTAGTCGTACAGAAGCGGCTAAAAAACTCTATGTTTCAAAGTCACAGATAACAAAATATACACAGGGGACGGTCAGCATCCCTAAAGTTATGAAGAAGGCCATCACTGGATTAATGGGCAGCATTAAACTCTCATATTCGGCAGCGCGTGCTGATTATGGTGTCATTTCGTTTCTAAAGAATCCACGGCAAAGGGATGATGTTTTATCTGCTAACACAACTGCGGTTAGAGAGGAGCGTGAACGGCAGGCACTCGAAGATGAATTTATGAATGCGATAACCCTCGAGCCGAAATTTAGAACCAGTAAGCAGCAAGAAATCATTGATTCGTATTTGAGAAATTTTATTGAAGAAATCGGTGCAGAACATACTAAATTAATTGCTCTTGCCGCCTATCTTAACGTTGATGTTCAAGTGATCGTAGACGAATTTAATAATAAATTAGGAGGTTAACAACATGCAGAAACCAGCACAGAAGATTAAAAGCGAGATTGTTATTGAACTGCCAGCTGATCAAGCGATTTATTCAAAAGGCTACGTTGAGGAGCTTGAACAATTCCGCAATCACGAAAGTTTAGATGGCGTTTGGTGGTCGATGAATGATTTAATGGTGCGGCTGAATAAAGGTCGCAAGTGGATCAAAGATAATATTCTGAATAAATACTATCGCGTTTTGTCCTATGAGAATGGCGGACCGGTATTTTATCCAACGGAAGGAACCAAAGAACAATGGGCCTTCAACGCTAAGCCCATGGCTAATTTTTTAACTAAGAACTTTCCAGATATCTATCAAAATAAAGAGTAGGGGGCGTTACTCGTGGGATTTATAGAATTCATGTTTTATATCAGTTTGCTGGTCTATGCGGCACGGCGTGACTTTTGGCTAAATACACCGTGGATCAATAAAAATAAGAATGAAGAGCTTACAGAGTTCAAACCAACCAAACAGCAGAATAAAGTAATTGATGGTTGGGTTCGAGGTGTTACGCATGATCAGAATAAAGCAGCGTAATAAAAAAGCCGCAGATGCAGGCACATCGGCGGTTGGGTATCTAAATTCTACAGTCGGAATTTATACCCTCATTATAGCAAAGCACACTGGGGGTGTCCATAATGCAAATAACCAAGGCTAAACGCGAGAAAGTAAAAGTCCCAATCTTATTGATGGGTGCTAGTGGCTCAGGTAAAACATTGTCAGCATTATTAGTTGCAAAAGGGATGATCGAGAAGATGTTCCCTAATCTGGATGAAGATCAGCAATGGGAAAAAATCGGCTTTATCGATACCGAGCACCGCCGAGCTAACCTGTACGTTAACACCGAACATGCAGGCACTCTGATTGGTTCGTTCCTTAAGGTCGATCTAGATCCACCGTTCACAGCTGATAAGTATAAGCAAGCTTTTGAAATGCTCAAACGGGCTGATGTAGAGATTATCATTGTTGATTCATTATCTAGTGCGTGGAGCGGTGAGGGCGGTATTTTGGCCAGAATTGATCAAATGGGTGGCGGTTTCGATAAATGGAGTCAAGTGACGCCTGATCAGCGTATGTTATTAAGTATTTTGATGGATACAGATGTTCACGTTATTGCCACTGTCCGCAGTAAACAAGGTCTTGAAGTCACGCGGAATGAGCGCGGCAAAACCAAAATAGAGAAAGTTGGCTTGAAACCGGAATATAAGGACGGGCTAGAGTACGAGTTCGCCATTACATTCCAGCTTTATGAAAATCATTTTGCCGAAGCAATGAAGGATAATTCCAGCCTTTTCCCTGAGGCAATGCTGTTGAGTCGTAAAACGGGTGCCGTGATCTATGATTGGGCGGAAAAGGGTGTTGACCCTAAGGCGGCTGAACGAGAACGAATCCAAGGTGCGCTTGATGCCATTAATAAATTGATCGGTGATGATGAATTACTTAATCGTAAGCTTACAGAATTTAAGACTGAGATCGGGAATCAAGACTTGACTACTTGGAGCCTAGTTCAGCTAATTGCCGCTTATAAGCATTTAAAGAACACAGCTGAGTTTAGAGATTTGAATATCAACGTTGATAGCAATTCCAGCGATCAGCAACAAACCGATGTGCATCGTGATTTTAAGGTGCTAGGATAAATAATTATTTTTATGGAAGGGGGACGCTCATGGATTTCTTTGCTGAGATAAAAGCGTATCGTAATTGGCTCGAACTAAATCCGTTGAAACCAAACACTCAAGTTTTGTGGTTCCATCTAATGATGATTGCTAATGAGAGTGGTTGGAAAACAGATTTATCCATACCCAATTCTACGTTAATGGCACGTACCCATTTGAGCGAAAAAACGCTGATCAAACAGCGTAACCTTCTTGTGCAACTAGGACGTATTACGTATCGATCACGCGGGACCCAAAAGGCTGGTATTTACCAGATTACTCCATTCTTTACCGGCAAAATTCCAGTAAGTCGGGAAGCAAAGCAGGAAGCAAAACGGGAAGTAAAGCAGGGTGTAAAGGTTTCAGCTTATCTAGACATAGACCCAGACACAAACCAAACGACACCACAAGTTTCCGCTTCTGCTCCACCAGCTACTAATAATTTAAGTGATACGGGCGTACCCGCGCGCGAGGAAGTTTTTACAAGCATTGAAAAAGAATTCGGTCGACCATTGTCGCCAATTGAACTCGAAACAGTTAGTGACTGGTTAGGCCAAGACCAGTACGCGCCGGAAATAATTCTACTTGCGCTCAGGGAGGCCGTTTTGAACCATGCTTTTAGTTTTAAATATATCGACCGCATCTTATTGAGCTGGGAAAAGCAGAATATTCAAACGGCGGCAGACGTGCAGCAAATGCAACGTAAACGTGATCATAACCGGCAAAATGCTGCTGAACCAGTACAAACGCCGGTAGTGAATCAACTGCCGAATAATATTCCTGAAATTCCAATGTATAACTGGGCTGACCCAGACCAAAACGAAGGAGGCTACTAGCCATGAACAGCACAATGAATTTGCCAACAAATCAAGTCGTCACACTGGATAGTCGTGAAGTCGCACAGATGACGAATCAAGCGCATAAAGAGTTATTGCGCACTATCCGAAAGTACACTAGTATTTTAACCAGCGCAAAACTGCGCTCGTTAGATTTTTTCATTCCTAGTGATTACGAGGACTCTAAACATGAGGTGCGTCCTTGCTATCTGATCACTAAAAAGGGCTGCGAGATGATTGGCGCAAAATTGCGCGGTGATCGTGGCACTGTATTTGTCGCTCAGTATGTTTCTAAGTTCAATAGTGTGCCGGTGCCAGCCGAAATGGCTGATGCGCAATTTCCGGTACCGAAGACTTACGCAGAAGCATTACGGTTAGCTGCGGACACCGCAGAACGCAATGAGCGACTACGTATTGATAACGAAGTTAAAACACAGAAGATTGCAGAATACGAACCAAAAATCAGTTATCTTGATCGTATTCTCAATTCACATGATGCCCTGACGGTTAGCCAAGTGGCAGCCGATTATGGGATGTCTGCGATCGAATTAAACCAAGTGTTACGGGATGAGCACATTCAGCGTAAAGTTAATGGACAGTGGCTGCTTTACCGTGCTCATATGCATAAAGGCTGGACTAAATCAAAAACCCATCGCTATTTCCACACTAACGGCGATCAAGGTGTTGCAGTGTCGACACGCTGGACACAAAAGGGGCGGCTTGCAATTCATCAAATTTTAGAAGCGCGTGGTATTTATGCACTGATGGACCAGGAGGCTTTGAACGTATGACCGCATCTAAAGATTTGATAGAAAAGGTCAGCATCATGCAAGCTAAACGACAGCCATTTATTCGCTGGGAGCGGGATCAATTTGCCATCGCGATGTTAAAGGCAGCGTGGGATGCTAACAAGAAAGCTGATCGGGTAAAGCAAAGTGACCCCACCAGTAAGTGAGAGGTGACCCCACCTTGACTATAAAGACTGATAATAAGCGAATTAAGTACACAATGACACCAGAAAGCTTACGCGAGCTAGCTTATATCGCATCAGTGACTCATGAGCAACCATCTGAACTGATTAGGCGGGTTCTGCATGCTGATTACGAGCTGACTCGTGCTGGATTTAACGGTTATCGCAAGCAAAGGGATGTGAAATAATGGACCCAATAATTCAAGCAATGCTGGATGCTAGCCGCGGCGAAGGATACGTCACTGGCGTTTATGCAGTCAGAAAAATTATTTCGGACAGGAAAGAAGAATTAATCAGTATTGGTGACTTAGTGGAATTAAAAGAATTTGATCACTTGTTACAGCTGATAGATGATTTTATCCGAGAGCGGTTAGCAAAAAATGATATTTAAAAATTAATTTTGGGATGAAGCAATTGAATAATTATGTTAAAGACGGTATTAAAATAACAATAATTCTAGCAGGAGTGCTCGCAGTATTTAAAGTGCTGCTAGAATTATTGATTTATTTTTTGATTTAAAAGAACATATGCTCGTATCAACTGAATTTAATTAAGGAGGAATTAGCAATGAGTTTTGCACAGACTGAATATATCGCTCCAGTGTCGGAAAAATGGTTTAATAGCCACGCCAAAAAGTTTAACCGAAAGAAAATTGATGAATACTTGTTACACAGTCCAAGGTTGTCACCAGCAACGCTGACCCAGTACCGATCATGCTTGCGTATTTTCGCGTACTGGATCTACAAGTATTGTGGTAACAAAAAAATAATTGATCTTAAAATTCGCGATGGTAAAGCTTATCAGGACTGGTTAGTTGATCACAACGGATCATCGACGAATATTAATGTGAAGTTGGCTGCTGCTTCTGAGTTATGCGAATATATCGAAAAATACTACGAGGACGAATATCCATTATTTCGTAATCCAATTAGGAAAGGTCGTGAGCGAGTTGTTAAGACGGCACGTAAAGAAAAACATCCCTTAGAACCAGATGAAGTGGCCCATTTGCTCCAAGTGCTGCACGAGCGCGGTCAGTACCAACGAGAATGTTATTTAGCGCTAAGCTATCAAACTGCTTGTAGACGTGCTGAGTCAGCACAATTTAAGCGGCTGATTACAGATTATACAGATAGGGATGCTGAATATTTTGAGTATGAAGGTGAGCGGCACAAGTATTATTTAAGTAATTCGATCCGCTGCAAGGGCCCGGGGCGGCAAGGCAAAGTGCGTCAATTCAAGCTATCAGTCGAGACTCTAGGTTACATTAAACAATGGGATGATCAGCGCCGCTACCTAGTTGCTAAAAAGGAATTAAGAGATGATGCTGATGGTTTGTTTGTTCACATTGACAGCCGCGGCGTGAAGAATTTAACTCCGGCCGCATTTGCCTATTGGTGTGAGGGCTTCGGCGATATCGTAGGCCGCAAATTGCACCCGCATGATCTGCGCACCAGCCGGGCAACAAATTTAGTCGTCTATCAAAAGAAACCACTGAGTGCCGTGTCAGTAATGATGGGCCACAAATCGGAGGAGACGACCAAGGTCTACTATGTAATCACTAATGATCGTGATTCTGATGCCGCATTGCTATAAAAAAAGCCACTGTCCCCAGCGGCTCACTCTTAAATCTTCGCAGATTAATTATAACATACGGGGTGAAGTCATGGACGGATTAACAGCAGTGCAGGTAGCAACAATCACTGAAAATGTTGTTGCCAGCTTGGATAAAAAGGGAAAACGTAGTAAGAAAGAACGTCGTGATCACCGATTACGGAATACTTACTTGCTGCTGGATAATTATCGTAAATTAAAGGCACACATTGACACGCAGCCGGAAGTATCGGCTGAACAAAAGGAATATGAACGCGAAACAGGGGATGAGATCACGCTCAACTCCTTAATGAAGTACCACATTAAAACTGAACAGTTCCTGTCATTTATTGATTCGATTTTAGCTGGATTTGAGTTTCAAGCTAAAAACGGGGATGAGGCCGCTTGGCGTCGTTTCCGGGTGATTGAGTTCTTGTACTTATCCACAACCCATTTAAGCGTGTCGGAAATTGCGATTTATTTTAATTGTGATGTTAGTACGATTCACAAGGACAAACGCCGCGCGGTCAATGATTTATCGGTTATGTTATACGGCATTGACGCCATTTCTGATTTTTTAAGCAATGGTCATTTTACGCCATAAATTCGCCAACATTTGTCCATACTTCGCATTATATAATAGTAGTGTGATATTTTTAGATGTCACTTTGATTGACCTCCTTTATGAATTTAAAACGATAGAAGCCCTAGCTAAATTAGCTGGGGTTTTGTTATGCTATTGGTTAGGGGGTGTATATTTATAATGAATCACATTAATATTAATAGACCGGAATTAGATTCATATGTTATAGCAGCAGTTAACGAGCCATATACAGCAATGAATAAGGCATACAATGCTCAAGAATATAGTGAAGCAGTAAATTATGCTAAGGCAATGGCTGAATCAACTTGTAATTATGTGTACAAGCTGCTTAAAGGAAAAACTTTACAGGAAGAAAAAGGTAGCTACCAAAATCTACACAAGGTTACTTCTGAGTCGTTAAAGGCTTTGCGGAGTGAACTGACACATCCGGACTTAATGAGTAATATCTCAAATGAAATGGTATCTATAATTGACAAACTGGGCCAGGTTAGAAACGCAACCTCTGTTGCCCATGGATCAGGTAGAAGAGTTGAACCAATAGCCCCAGTGGAAGCTAGATATCTTATGTTTATGTCCGAATCATTTTGTACATTTGTTTTGGACTTGTTATTCAATAAAACACATTCGCTTAAAACCAATGCTGTTGGTTCAGTTTTAGATCCTGATGGAATGAAAATTTATCATGCTGCTGATGGTAATATTGAAGCCGCCGTGGCAGAGGACGGCACTCGATATGAGGTGAATAATGCTAACAACGTGATAATTATGGTTACTGTAGAGTTCGAACTACCTTTAAATACTGAATTAGATGCCGAATATCTGTCTGACTATATTCGTGGTTACGTTGAAGACGATGCAGTTATAGATAAACCGACAGCAACTGGATTGAATGCATGGCGTTATTATTCGCCAAGTAAGGACTTTTACTATGATGTGAGTTTTGTTAAGAATACGTTATATATTTCCACTGATTGGCATCAGATGGATTGAAGTTAACCGGTCGGTAGGTGTGGCATCTTGCAAGTTTCCTTAGCTTGATAAAGCTGGTTCGATTCCAGCGGCCGGAATTAAATGAACTATATTTTAAGTCATACTTAGGTATGGCTTTTTTGTTTGGAGGTGAGGAAATGGCTAAGTATCGTGATTGGATTAAAAAGGAAAGTTTATCTAAGTTAGAAGACTGGGCCCGCGATGGCCTGATAGATGAGCAAATTGCTAGGAATATTGGTATTAGCCCGTCTACTTTATATGAGTGGAAGAATCGCTATCCGGAGATTTCGGAGTCCTTAAAAAGGGGTAAATTAATTGCTGATCAAGAAATTGAAAGTGCATTGCATCGCCGTGCTAAGGGTTATGTGACTGTTGATCACCAGTATAAAATAGTCGATATTCCGCAAGAAATCGTTGAAGTTAAACGTAAACAGTATGAAAATCGTTGGAAATTAAAGCATCCCGATGCCACGTTGGAGGATGTAAAGGATGCTGCTATTTTACATGTTCGTACTACCAAGCGCGTTGAGATTTTCCAAAGTGAGCATGAGGTTCCATCCGATACGACAGCAGCCATTTTCTGGCTCAAAAATCGCAAGCCGAAAGAATGGCGCGATAAACACGAGACGGAGCTTAGCGGTGAGGTTAGAACGAATCCTTATGCAGGTTTATCAACTGAAGAACTACGTAAGCTTGCAGCCGAAGATGATACGACATGAATCAATTAGATAAAATAGCAATCGCCCGTGGGGCACGCTATGAGTTGGCCCGCCGTGATTTTTTTGAGTACTGCCATTTGATGAGCCCAGATTTCTACCGTCGTGATCGACAATATTTAATTGATTTTGCCGATCAGCTTCAAAGTTTTGCAGCATCTGATGATAACGTATTGGTAATTAACATGCCGCCACGTCACGGAAAGTCGCGCACAGCATCCCTGTTCGTGGAATGGCTACTTGGTAATGACTCCACGGTTAAAGTGATGACAGGCTCTTATAACGCCGATCTATCGACTTCATTTTCGAAGTCGGTGAGGAATGATATTCAACAGATCAAGGCCGATGAGAACATTCCTGTGTTCACTGATGTATTCCCAGGTGTGACTATTAAAGATGGGGATGCTGCTATGACTAGGTGGAGTTTAGCTAATGGATTTAACAACTATCTAGCAACATCTCCATCTGGGACGGCTACTGGCTTTGGTGCCACAATCGAAATCATTGATGATTTGATCAAAAATAACATGGAAGCCAATAACGAAACGGTGCTGGAAAAGCAATGGTCTTGGTTTACTGATACAATGCTATCGCGCTTAGAGAATGGTGGCAAGATCATCATTATCATGACGCGATGGAGTAGTCTAGATTTGGCCGGCCGTGCGTTAAGCGAATTACCGGCTATAGGCTACAAGCTCAAGCATGTCAATATGAAGGCATTACAGGATGATGGGACGATGCTTTGTGATGGTGTACTGACGCGGGAAGATTTTGATCGGCGTTTCAAAACGTTGTCACCTGCGATTGCCGCAGCTAACTATCAGCAGCAGCCGATTGATCAGGAAGGACGCCTATATAAAGAGTTTAAAATCTATAGTGATATACCGAGGGATGACAGTGGTCATCCCTTATTTAATGGTATTTATTCGTATACAGATACCGCTGACGAAGGGTCTGACTGGTTGGCTAGTTATGCATTTGGTGTGTATCAGCACGAGGCTTATATCTTAGATGTTGTGTACACACAAGCTCCGATGGAAGAGACTGAGCCAGCAGTGGCAAATATGTTCAATGATAATCAAGTTAACCAGGCGCTGATCGAAAGTAACAATGGTGGCCGCGGTTTTGCCCGTGAGGTTGAACGTATTCTTGCATCACAGTTTAGCAGTAATAAGACTGTGATCAAGTGGTTTCATAATAGTCAAAATAAGAATGCCCGGATTATTTCGAACGCGCCGTGGGTGATGGAACATATTTATTTTCCGATTAATTGGCGTGATCGTTGGCCGGACTTGTTTGATATTTTAAACAGGTATCAGCGTGCTGGGAAGAACGCCCATGATGATGCGCCAGACGCATTGACAGGCATTGCTGAGATGTTAACAGGTAAGCGTCAAGTGCCTGTGCGCCGTAAGAAGCACAGGACGATATTTTAAAGAGGTGATTAAATGACAAGCAAGCTTATTGATTCGGTCTCTAAAGCTAAAAGCATCCCTATTCGAAAGGCTATTACAACTGAAAACAATAAAATAGTTGGCTCTGAAAATTTACGACGTGATCTAACGCTTTTATCCGCACCCTATGATTTGACGGTACTACGGACAATCGGTGAAACGTCCGATATTCTGAACCAATGTATTGAAGCATACGCTCAAAATGTTGCTGGCTTTGGCTTTGAGCTGAAATATAATGAAGATGATCGTGAAGAATCAGCCGAAATGAAATCCGAATGGGATGCACTCGATAGTATTCTACATGATCTCAGTCTGGATCGCCCCGCTAAAGAGATCATCGCTGAGTGTGTTCGCCAAACCGAAGAGACTGGCAATGGTTATTTAGAGGTTATCCGTAATGGAAGCGGGGATGTCGTTGGCATCAACAATCTTGATGCTGAATATATGACAGCAACTAAAATCAATCGAGTGACGGACTCTGGCGGCAATACGCGACGAGTCCGTTATTTTGTATTTCGCGACACATTAGATGATTCAGGACGTGTCAATGGAACATGGTTCAAGATGTTCGACGATCCTACTCCATTAAATGTAAATGGCAGCATTGCTGAGGATGGTAATGCAGGTACTGCTACCGAGCTTATCCAGTTTAAGATTGGTGATTATAACAAACCCTATGGCGTTCCACGCTATATTGGTGCGTTGATCAAAATACTGGGTAACCGTAAAGCTGATGAGCTTAATTACAGCTACTTTACTCAAGGGCGTCACATGCCGTTGGCAATCGTACTGGAAAATGCGCAATTAACGGCACAGTCTGAAGCAACGCTACAACAGTATGCTAATGATGTCAGTTCTCAGTCAGCACAACAGCACAAGTTCTTGCTAGTCGAGGCGGAGAAGGTTGGCAGTGAAGAGTCAATGCTTGGGGATGACGACAAGACTAAGCCAGCCGTTCATTTTGAACATTTGGCGGATGTATTGCAGAAGGATGCGCTATTTTTAGAGTATAACGACAATGCTGTAAAGCGTGTTCTAAGCGCATTTCGGCTGCCACCAGTTTATGTTGGTCTGAGTTCGGACTACAATCGAGCTACTGTAGAAACTGCCAAGCAACTAACAGAGGAACAAGTGTTTCAACCGTTGCGGGAGAGCTATGGTTGGCAGATCAATAATATTTTGAAAGACTACGAGTTTAAGCACGTTCACATGCGGCTTAAAACGCCTGATATTCAAAACACAGAGGATATTGCGGCTATTCTCACACCAGCGGTCAATGCTGGGGCAGTGGCACCGAATGATTTACGGGATATCTTATCTAAGGTCCTGAATAAGCACCTCGAAAACTTTGACGGTGATCAATACAATCTACCGCTTAACAGTGCATCCCCATCAGCAGTTGACGTTACCAAGGCATATGGCGGTGAACCTGATGGTGAGTTGTCAGGGATGATCAGGCGACTACTGAGAAAGGCGGCCAAATGATGGATGAGCAAATTATTCAGCAAGCATTGTTGATTAAAGATGCGGAAGATGACGAGTTACGCAAGCTGCTAAAAAAGATGCATATCAAGCATGTTGATCAAGTGATTGATTATATCAACAGCATAACTGATGATCTAGACGATATACTGCAGGCTGATTATGAGGAAATTCTAGCTATTGCTGAACGAGCTTATAAAAAGTCGGATACGACTGCGCCATTAGCCATTTGGTTGGCGTTACAAATGCGGCACCGAACTTTTATCAAAGACTTTAATATTACGATTACACCACGGCTTAAGTCGATGTACCAGGATCTGGGTCAACAAGCCGCGACCGAGTATGATACATCCCTTGATTTTGACAAAAAGACTAGTTACACTGCGCAGCGCATGTCTAAATGGTTGAAGCAGTTATCCAAGTTGATGAACCTGACTACTCGTAATTTTGCAACCAGCGCAATAAAGCGCTCGTATGAACGAGGTAAGGGAATCGATTGGCTGCGAACTAAATTAAGCCAGTCAGATGAGTTTAGTTATCGCCGAGCGCGTACAACGGCAATTACCGAAGGGATGCGCATGTATTCTGCTGGAACCTATGAAGCTATGGAAAAGTCAAATGTAGTGATCGGATTTGAATGGCATCATGCTAATGGTGTTAGGGAGCCACGCAAAAGTCACGAAGACCTTGAAGGTACTGTGATCGATAAAGAGAGCTACTTTCACATAGATGGCGAGTTTGCTAAATTCCCTCGCGATCCTGATCTAAGCGCGAAGCAATCGGTCAATTGTCATTGTTATATTGAGCCTGTACTAGCTGGCGAATTGAAGGGAGGTGAGTAAATGACACGACAATTGAAAAATGCGAAGATCAGTTATGTGAGTTATGTCGATAAGGCGGCTAATCAGCACACCTTCTTTTTAACTAAATCTGATTCACAACCGACTTTTCAGCATCCTGTGACGCCGGTATTTAAGGCTGATGATCCACAAAAACTTGTCTATGGAATTGTGTACGAGCCAAGTGTTGAGGACAGCCAAGGCGATTATATGGACGCTAGCGACATTGAAAAAGCGGCCCATGGATTTATGGAAAGTTATCAGCACATTGACAAGCAACACGACTTTGAAACTAAGGCTGGTAAGGTTGTTGAATCTTATGTTGCCCCAGTTGACATAGAAATTGGTGATACCACAATCACTAAAGGAACGTGGGTGCTAGTTACTAAGGCGACAGATGAAATCTGGGATGCTATTCAAAAGGGGGATTACACTGGCTATTCAATGGCCGGCACCGCCGAAACAATCGAAAAAGCGGTACAACAGCGGTATGAACAGCAGTTACCAATGCAGCAGGCTCAGCTAGCATTTGAAGCATTAAGTAGCGTATTTAGCGATATTCGTTGGAATGGTCAGTATGCTGACAATGAAAGTAAAATTGCAGCATTATTAAATGAAATTGATGAATTTAAGGGCGTGATCAGCTCTATTAAAGGTGATTCATCCCTAGTAACAAAACAAAGTAAGAAGGGCTTGGTCAATTCGATCAAGTCTTTTTTGAATAAAGAAGGAGACGATGAAATGACCCAAGAAGAAATCACTAAAGCGGTACAGGCCGCAATGGCACCTTTTACCGAAAAGTTAGAAAAAGTAGAAAAGGCAGTAGCACCAGCAACCGCACCAGCTGCGCCTGATCCTAAGAACCCCAATAGCGATAAAAAAGAGGATAGCGTTGATTCTGACGTTGTGACAAAAGCAGTAGCTACTGCAGTGGCACCATTACAGACACGGTTAGAAAAGTTGGAAAAGGCACGTACTTCAAATGTTCCTGATGTTATTACTACAACAAGCGTCGAAAAGAACGCAGCCCCATCTTATGTTGATGCTGCGTTTCCAATTAATGAATAGGAGATGTTAATAGATGGATAATGCTGTATTACTAAAACAAATGGCTGCCATTCAAAAGGCAGGTAATAATGTTACGTTACGGGATGATAACGCCCGTGCATTCGTGCTCGATCAAATTGCTAATGCAACGACCTTAGCTAAGCTACCGACATACTTTGCTAATTCCGGTACTGGTTCCATTGATAAATTAGGGGTTAAGCGTCGGACACTTAAATTGCATCAAGGGACAAATACTAAACCAGATGGTACCGATATTGCCGAAGAAGGAACGGTACCATTTGCGTTAACCCCACTGTATCTTGATACTTGGATTGAGAACAGCAATACGTTCTATACTGCGCGGACCCGTGGCCAAGACGTGCGTCAAGCGTTATTGAGCTTAATGCAATCTCAATATGCTGCGGATCTACAAGACTTAGCATTTAATGGGGATGCAGCGTCAACAGATGCCTTCCTGAAGTTGAACGATGGCTTTATCAAGCAGGCTAAAACATCTAATGCAATCAACAATCTTGAAGTTGATAAGCTACCAACAATTGCCGAGTTGACGCTATGGACAGGCGGAATCAAAAGTAAGTACTTACGTGCTGGCACATATACATGGTTCATGAGCCAAGCAACATCCCTGTATTACGTCAATGAATTACAAGGTCGTCAAACGGCACTTGGTGATGCGACAATCGTTAATGGTAAGTTGACCAATATCGGTGGTTATGCTGTCGAAGTCGTTGACAATATGGACGATAGTGCCATCTTATTCACAACGTTATCTAACCTGGTCCCAGTTGTTGGATTGAACGTCACACTGACGACTGCCGCAGCTGATTCTTTATCGGTGGCTAAGCAGGCCACATATCATTTCATGTTAGAAGACGTGGACTTCATTATCCGCGAACCAAAAATGTTGGGTATTATTACAAAAAAAGCAGTAACCCCGGCGGCGTAGTTACTCCGGAGCCGTCGGGGATCACGTTATCTCAGCAAACGATGACTGGTGCGATCGGTACAACTAAGGATGTGACCACTACAGTAACTCCAGAAGGTACAAGCCAGGCAGTGACCGCTACATCAAGTGATGATGCGATTGCTACAGTCATACAAAATGATGTTGGTGGATTTACTATCACATTAGTTGCGGCCGGGACTGCTAGCATTAACTTTACGGCCGATGGTCATGACGATATTAAGGCAGCGCTGGCAATTACCGTTAGTGCTGTTAGCTAGGGGTGATTGCTAATGGCTGAATATGTTGATCAAGTCTATTATACGAAAACCTATTATGGCGAAGACGTTGATGATGCTTTATTTTCGCGTTACTTAGCGCGTGCTACGGATATTATCAACTCATTAACTTGCTATCAACTAGTTAAGCAAGGTGGGCTAGATAAGTTGGAATTATGGCAGCAGGAATTAGTAAAAAAAGCAGTTTGTGCACAAATTGAATATTATCAGATTGAAGGGCTAACGGCGGATCAAGGACAATCGGAAAGCGGTAGCTCTTTTAGTTTGTCTAAATTCAGTGTTTCGGCAAAGTCAAATACGATCAGTCGTCAAGCACAGCGTGCATCCCCAGCGGCAATTGCCGCATTGAGAGCTGCAGGGTTACTGAATGAGAGCGAGGTGTCTATTCGTGTTATTTAAACCGATTCCTCGCGCAATCTTATCGGATACTGTCACTTTGAAGCAGGAGTCCGATAGCGATGATGGTTATGCCGGTAATGGAACACTGACATTAACGACAATCAAGAATGTTTATTTTGAGCCTGATCACAAGGTGATCAAAACAAACACGAATGAGGAGAAGTTAATTCAAGGTATCTTGTTTATTGATCGAATCAATAGCAAACCGTTTATCGTCCCTCAAACTGATGATGCTGTCTTTTACGGGGATGACACTGAAAACCCATTACGGGTTGAGTCAGTGTCGGTGATCAAGGCGTTACATGGAGTTATTCACCATCTGGAGGTGACCCTAACATGACTACTCGCGTAAAAGTAAATCTTAATGGTATCCGTGCAAAGGTTAAGTGGGCGGTTCAAGCGTCGCAAGAGAGTGTCGCTATTAAGGTTGCTAAGGACTCAAATGAATTCGTACCAGTCAAGTATGGGGCATTACGCGAGTCTGTTTTTAGTTCCAGTAACTTTAGTAAAGGTTCAGTGATCTGGAATACAGAATATGCTAAGAAATTATATTGGAATCCGCAGTATCATTTCAGCCATAGTGTTAATCCTAAAGCGCGGGGGATGTGGTTCGAAGCGGCTCGAGCCCAGTATTTAAAATCATGGACCAGTTTTGCACAGCAACAAATCAAATCGAAATTGTGAGGTTAAGTAATGGACTTCATTGATCAACTAGCCCAGTTTTGTAAAAATAATTTAATCTTATCTAGCGTGCATACCAATGACAGGGGAACGCCGATCATTGAGCTTGACAAAATCAAGCATGAAAACGATGTGGCGTTGCTAGAGGCGCCCTCAAGTTTAATGGACACTGATTTAAGTCGTGCAGATACATTTGACTTACGAGTGCAGGTATTAGTGCAAAATGCTAGTCAAAAAACGGCCAAGGATGATTCTTGGTTGATGTTCAATATTTTAAAGCAACTTCCAAAACAGTATGGCGAAGCTTACAAGACGATTACCAGTGCTGATAGCACGTTCGAACTGATCACGATGCGTGGTGTTACGCCGCCGCAAAAGATCGATGAGTCTGAGCATGGTGCATCCCTGTATTCAAGCTTACTGTCAGCGGAGCTGCTTATTAATTAGGAGGATGATGTAAATGGCTTTACCAGCCTTTTTTGCTGCCAATTGGCAGAATAAATACGAAATCGGTGATGATAAGGAAAACTTAGTAGCAGTTGCCGGTGGGGTTTCGACCGCTGAAACTGATTTTGATGATGATACAGATAGTGTTTCCTATTTCGATCTGCTAGGCGGTACAGAAACAATTAATAAAGGTTCTTCGTTCCCTTTCAACTTTGAAGGAAATCGGAAGTACCGCGATCCAGGTCAGGAATATATGCGTGATAAACTCACGGCACAAGACAAGTCCTGCTATTTCAGAGTGACTGAACCTGATGGTCGTGTTTTAGAGGGACCGGCTACTATTTCTAAAATTACGCCATTCGGTGGGGATGCCAATGAACGAATGGACTTTAAGGCGACTGTTACGTTTATGGGTACACCACAAGATACTAAACCAAATGAGGCGATTTTACCGGATTCAGTTACGGTTAGTCCATTGGATGTGACAGTTGCGGTCGGCGCTAGTCAAACATTGACGCCAACGGTTCTGCCTGAAAACGCTAAAGATAAATCAGTGATGTATGGCATTGCTGATAGCACAATTGCCACGGTTGATTCTGCCGGCAAAATTGTCGGGGTCAAGGCCGGTGTGACTACCGGAACTGTTGTCACCGTTAATGGCAAGCTAGTTAGATTTACGGTGACTGTAACAGCTACAGAAGGTTAAATATAGACGTCTAGTTGTCAAAGGCTAGACGTTTTTTGCACAACAAAAATATTTAGGAGGAATTTTCAATGAGTAAAAAAATTAAAAATTATAAGCAACCCAATCAGTCCGGACAGACAAACGTATCAGAACAGGTAAAAGACTTAGGCGCTAAACGGCAGGTCATCCCTGTATTGATTTATGGAGAAAAATGGGAAATTTCGTTAACAGATGTGGCCATGAAGAAATGGATGAAAAAAGTTAATGATATGAAATTGGAATTAGAAGAAACACAAAAGAGACTTTCAGATGACGAAGATGACTTTGCACAACTTGATGATCTGTTGTTACGGTCATTCGATACCGTGCTTGGAGATGGTGCCTATCAACGAATTGTTAAGCATGAAACGGACTCGGTGACACTCATTCAAACTCTAGTTAATCTCGGTAATTACTTGGATAGTGAATTCTCAAAGTTAAATAAGAAATTTGAAATGCAGCAAATGAAACAAGTTATTGCTGCGAAAAAGAATTCTCAAGCGGCATCACCGACATTATCCCCCAAATTATCAGCTTATTAACACAGGGATGACTTATGTTTAATCTCTACGATGCAATTAATGATGATTTTGAATTTGAAGGAATCAAAGGGCATGTTGATATGTCGTTTGATAATATCCTCCGACTATTTCACGAGATCGGTAGTGATGATAAAACATCTGGGATGAAATTATCGATCGCACTATATCTGCTTACTGGACATATGTTTGAAAAACTTGATATTCCGCAACGGGTACAACTTTATAACTTTTTAATGCAAAATTTTGTACTCAAAGTTAAACCAGTCATGCAATTGCCACCAATAATGGGTGATAGCAGTGACAAGGAAGAACAGTACTACTCATTAGAGGAGGATGCTGATTATATTTGGGCTTCTTTTAAGTTTTACGGTATTGATCTCGACCTAGAACGTGGAAAATTACATTGGTATAAATTTCGTGCATTGTTAGCATCCCTGCCCGATGATTCCAAATTCAAACAGGTCATCAACATTCGAATGTGGAAACCCGAAAAAGGCGATTCTAAGCAACGTATTAAAGAAATGCGCGAACTACAAGTTGTCTACGCACTTGGTGTCACACAGGAGGACGTCAACGTAGCATCAATGGATTTCGATGAAAGACGTCAGTATGAACAAACACATGATGAAATGAGGTGATCTAAGGGCAGACGGAAAAGTAGAAATTGAAGTCACACTTGATGACGGAACGATAGTAAAAGGAATTGCGGATTTAGGTGCCAAGTTTGATGGCGTAGCGCATAAGTCGGATAGTTTAACAGCTTCTATTGCTAAGATGGCATCAGCAATCGGCATCGTTAAGGTTGCTAGTGCGGCATTTGGTATGGTAAAAGACTCTATTGGTGCGGCAATTACTCGTGTTGATACTTTAAATAATGCATCAAGAACGTTTAGCAATATGGGATTCAGTGCGAAAGAATCTAAATCAGCTATGGATGCACTTACGAAGTCTATTAGCGGAATGCCTACGTCCTTAGATCAAGCGGTTTCTGGTGTTGAATTATTGGCCGGATCAACAAATGATATCGGAAAATCACAGGAAGTTTTCGCGGCTCTTAACGATGGCATCATTGGTTTTGGTGGCAGTGCTGATAATGTTAATGATGCTGTGCGCCAGTTATCACAAGGATTTGCGGCCGGAAAGGTTGATGCCGAAACCTGGAATTCCATGATTGACAACGGATTAGGACCGGCATTGAATGCGATGGCTAAACAGATGGGAATGACTACCGCTGACCTAAAATCTGGATTATCAGATGGGACAGTTAGTGTTGATCAATTCCAGAAGTCGCTGATTGACTTAGATAAAAAAGGTGGCGGTGGATTAGCATCCCTCAGCAAAATTGCTAAGGATGCAACTAATGGTATCGGTACCGGATTTACAAATATGAAAACCGCCATTGTACGTGGAATGGCTAATGCGATAACTGCATTTGATAAATTTTTGAAGCACACTACTGGTAGCAATATAGCTAGTTGGTTAGGGAGTATAGGTGCAGCATTTGAGTCTACTCTAAACAAAGTATCAGTTGTTCTAACTGCTATAGAGCCCGCCTTTACCGTGTTTTACAACTCATTAAAGCAAGTTATTGATTTTATTCGTAGTAATCTAAGTGTTTTTGCTTCTTTAGCGGCCGGAGTTGTTGCTGGGATAGTAGCATTTAAGGCAGTTGCAACCATCGCGGCAGCGGCTGGGATATTTAGCGTGGTTACAAAAGAAGTAGGGCTATTTATCTTTGCATTTAATAATGTCAGAAAAGTAAAGGGTGTTTTGACAGGCTTGAGTGTAGCACTCAAGGCAGTGGGAGTAGCCAATCCCTTTGGCTTACTGGTTGCCGCAGTCGTTGGCTTGATTGCTGTATTTGCTACCTTATATGCTACAAATGAACGATTTAGAAATGCTGTTAATTCAATGGCTACAAGTGCTCAGGCTGCTTTTACAAAAATACTACCAACTGTTCAAAGTTTATGGCAGTCGCTCAAGAATTTAGTTTCAAGTGGTATTGAGAAATTAAGTCCAATATTTGATTCTATCGGTAGTTCGCTTAGCTCTTTTGGCGGACTAGCAAGTATTGCTATTGGAGTTCTTACTCGCATAGGACTAATTGCACTAGGTATTACTGGTCCCTTAGGCTTGCTAGCAGGTGCTGTGATTTCATTTATAGCAGCTTGGGCACGGACGGGCCAACTCAATACGTCCGGGATAACCCAAGTTTTTGATAACTTAAATTCTGCTATAAGTAATATTTCTGGAGCTATCAGTACCTATTTGCCACAAATCATTGCGGCTGGAACGCGAATCATTATTGGGTTAGCTGCCGGTATTACGGCTGCTATTCCGCAGATTGTAGCAACAGCATCCCAAATTATTACGGCAATTACGCAAGCACTAACAACGGTGTTACCAAGCCTTGTTTCTGCTGGCACTCAAATTATTACTGGTATTGTGACTGCAATTGTTACGGCACTACCGCTGCTAATTCAAGCGGGCATTCAGATTATAACGATGTTGGTTAGTGCGATTGTTACAGCACTGCCGGCTCTTATTTCTGCCGGTTTACAGATCCTATCAGCTCTAATACAAGGAATTGTGAGCGTATTACCAACGCTTATCCAGGCCGGTTTACAGATTATCACTGCATTAATGACTGCGATTATTACTGTTCTACCTATGCTGTTACAAGCCGGTTTGCAGATTCTTATGGCACTAGTCAACGGTATTGTTACTATGTTGCCAATGCTGATTCAAGCAGGGATGCAAATTATCTTAGCATTGGTGAACGCGATAGTTACTGCTCTACCGCAACTTATTCAAGCAGGATTACAGATTTTACTTGTTCTAGTTCAAGGCATTATTTCGATGCTGCCAGTATTAATTCAGGCCGGTTTAATGATAATTTTAGCGTTGTTCAATGCGATAATTGCGAACTTACCACAGATTATTCAGGCAGGATTGCAAGTTTTACAAGCATTAATCAGTGGGATTATTCAGGTTCTGCCCTTGATTATTCAAGCCGCTTTACAAATTATCCAAGCATTATTTCAGGCTTTAATCGCTAATTTACCGCAAATACTTGCTGCTGGTGTTCAATTAATTATGGCTCTGGTTAAGGGTGTTTTATCAATCATTGGTGCCGTGATCAGTGCAGCAGTACAGATTGGTGCAGCACTTTTAAAAGCAATCCTAAACTTTGTTGGTCAACTTCTTTCGGCCGGGGCTGAGCTAATACGATCGCTGATTTCCGGAATTCTTTCATTACTTGGATCGGCTGGCAGTGCGGCAATAAATGTTGGTACTTCGATTCTAAACGCTATAATTTCGTTTATTGGTCGGATGTTGTCGGCCGGAGTACAGTTAGTTGGTCAGGTCATTTCCGGGATTTCGAATGGCATTGGTAAGGCCGGTGCCGCAGCACGCAGCGTTGCACAATCGGCTTTAAGCGCAGTTACTGGCTTTGGTAGTCGTATGCTATCTGCCGGCAAAGACTTCGTGTCTGGCTTCGTGAATGGTATTAAAGGTGCTATCGGGGATGCAGCGGATGCGGCCGCGAACATGGCAAAATCTGCTATGAATGCAGCAAAGAAGTTTTTGCATATTGGATCGCCATCCAAAGTTATGAAGCAGATTGGTGCATGGACTGGTGAAGGTTTCCAAATTGGGATTGAGCGCATGGTTAGTCCGGTAGCTGAGTCCGCACAGAAGCTGGCTAAAGCGGCTATGTTTGATGTGCCTGAACTTGATGCTGGGCAGGCTAATTTATTGAATGGTCTATTCGGTGGTCAATTGACCGCCGAGGCTGCCTTAGGCCTAGGTGCGAATTTAGCACCAACGACTACAACAACGAATTATTACAACACTGATAACTCAGTTTCTACCACCGCCGCTGCAAGTAATAACAAGGAAGCTATTGAGCTATTGAAACAGATTGCTGCTAAGCATACTACGATCGATGGTTCCAGCTTTGCGAGCAGTTATGAAGCCTATGGATCATCTGAGACCGCACGGCGCAATCAATTAAGCGGAAGGGGTATTGCAATTGAACATCGAATCTAATAATCGCTTTGGTTACGGATTTTGGTTTAATGGTCATCACTCAACGGAGTTCGGCGTTGATGTGATCGAACCTAAAGAGCTAGGATTTCCGGCCAAAATAAAACAACTGGTAGAAATACCATTTAGTAACATCCCTCTAGACCTGAGCTATATGTACCAAGATCAGCAATATGGCGAACGAACCTTTAAATGGACGCTATTAGTACGTGATCGGTCGCGGATGGATAAAGAAGGGATGTATGTCATCTGGACCAAGTTGGTCAATTGGCTTGAGAATACACAAGGTAAGACCAAGCTGAAAGATGATGTGATGTCAGATTATTATTATCTGGCCGAAATACAAACGGCTACTTCGTGGGAAGAATTCCGCTATCATGGTAAAATGACGATCGAGTTTCAGTGCTATCCGTTTCGAATTCATGAAGCGCTTGAAGGCAATGATATTTGGGATGATTTTAATTTCGAATTAGATGTGGCACAGGAAACTAAGTTTGATGTGAGCGGATCAAAATCAGTGATGCTATTTAATGTTGGCACACCAGTAGCTAGTCCAACAATTGTCGCTAGTGCACCATTTACGTTAAAGATGGGCAATCAGACAGTTACAGTACCGGCCGGAACGTCTGATTCACCTGATTTTGTCCTGGCTAACGGGATTAATCAGATCGTGATTAACGGTATCGGTACGATCGAATTTCAATGGCATAAGGAGCTGATCTAAAATGTATCGTGTTACGATCCGCCAAGGTTGGAATGGTAAGCCAATTATGATACATTCGCCATATTTGAACGGTGTTAAGCTACCTGATGCCAAAGTAGTAAAAGATGTTGCGGCCGCTGCCAGCTTTAATTTTACGATTTATCCCAATTCTGATGGCTACAGCAATCTGCATCCCTACTCGACGTTTGTTAATGTAGAACGGATTGCAAATAAGGACGGGCCCATTGTACTTTTCGAAGGGCGGGTACTGATTCCAAAGGACAGTATGAACGACAAAGGAGTCCTATCAAAGCAAGTTACCTGTGAAGGGTTGCTTGCTTTTTTGCATGACTCTATCCAGGACTATGGTAAGTATCAAAATATGACGCCATCCGTTTTTCTGGGTAAGCTGTTAGACGTGCACAATCGACAAGTTGAATCGTACAAGCAGATCAAGCTAGGTAGAGTGACTGTCACCAACTCAACTGATAACGTGTACCGCTACACAGATGACAGTAAGGATACCTACGATACGATCAAGGAAAAACTACTGGATCGATTAGGTGGAGAACTACAATTGCGTCATGAGGCTGACGGCTTATATTTAGATTATCTGACAGAGGTTGGCCATGAGTCTAAGCAAGAAATTCGAATAGCTAAAAATCTACGATCGTTAACACGTAATATTGATCCGACTGAGATTGCTACTGTATTAAAGCCGCTGGGTGCCCGTGAGGAGGCTGCAGCTAATGAAAATGGTAATAGTGATGCTTCGGCGCCACGGCTGACAATCAGTAGCGTTAATAATGGCAGTACTATTTTGAGAGATGAGTCTAAGATTGCAGAGTTCGGCGTGCAAGTTAAGGCACAGACCTGGGATGATGTTCATGATGCTGGGATCCTGATGATAAAAGGCAAAAGTTTTCTGGCATCCCAACGGACTACGCTTGTGCAGTATGAAATGTCTGCGGTGGACTTGTCACTGATTGACTTATCTGTTGAGGATTTTCAAACAGGTAACTACCACCATACGTATAACCCGTTAATGGGAATTGATGAAACCTTACGTATTATCGGCCAAACAATTGATCTGACGAATCCGGCCGATTCAACTCTATCAATTGGGGACAAAATCTTGAATCAAGAGGACTTTAATCGACAACTAGCTAAGGCTCAACAGGCAGTAGATGAGTTACAAAATGAGGTTAACTTTCTTGGCTCAGACTTAGTTAATTTATCGATGGAGTTTAGCAAATCTAATGACTTGGTTGACAATCTTAAGGCGTCTGTCGAAACGATGAAGCAGAACCTAGGTGATCAGGACTTAAGTGGAATAACTGGAACGCTGGCCGGGATGACTCAGCAATTAGAGTCATTGAGTCAGGGAATCGGTTCTATGCCCGCACAAATTGCTGAGAACCAAAACGCAATTTCCGGATTAGTTGAGAAATATAACGGAATAGTCCAGCGTTTAGCTGCGTTGGAAGATGGTACAGGGGGAACAACAAATGAATAAAAAGACTAACGAAAATACAGATTATTTAGGGGTGATTTATAATTGACTCAACAACGAGCTAAATATGTCGATCCGACACCAAATAACTTTCCGGACGATTATGATGAGTCAAAGGTTGATCCGCGGGTTAAATTAAGATCAAAAGCGATTGACAAAAAAATGAATGGCGCAGACGTGCGGGGCGCGTTAGCACAAGGTTTGGAAATTGCCGGAGTTGTCGCAACCGAAGCGAATGAAACAGCATCTGCAGCTGATGTAAAATCAACTGACACTCAAAATAGATTAAAAGACCAACTTGCAGCGGCTACTAATGCTAATAAAGATTTGTCAGAAATTGTTGATGCAAGGCGACCAGGTGGCGGATCAGCGTATGCAACGCTTAGAGATCGGCTTGATGATATGCCAAATAATGCAGAATTCAATCAACTGAGCAGCGAGGTTTCTGACACTGGGGCTATTGCGGTTTCGGTTGACGGCGGTGTGCAAGACCCGTTTACAAGCGCACTTGCAGAATATAAACAGACTATTAACTCGAATAATTCTGTGCTCAAAATTGGCCTACTACAGGATATCCATTTTTCGCGAGCAATCTATAACGACGAATATGGAGAAGCAACAGATCGAGGATTGATACACATGCAGCATATGGGCGCGCTAGCTGATGATTTAGATATTGCCGTCTACAATGGTGACAACGTTCATGGCCGCGAAGTAAAAAGCAGTACTATGCACCGTATTAAGCAACTAATTAATACACATAGACTTGCATTTGGACAGCTGCCCACCATCTGGACAATCGGAAATCACGATGATAATAACGTTTATTTTTCGGGCACGAGCAAAGTGGAAAATACACTTACACTCAAGGAAATGGAAGATGCCTTTGAAATCGGCCAAACGTATGACTATAAGGACTTTCCGGCTCAAAAGGTGCGAGTGATTGTTTTAGACGCATTTGAAAATCCTGAAATCTATAACGATGATGGGTCAGAAAAATATAATCGGTCGTATAGTTCCGTGTTTAGTCAAACGCAGCTAACTTGGTTTGGTCAAGCATTGCAAGCTCCAAACGGTTATAGTGTGATCATTTTCATGCACTGCCCACCTTTAGGATTTGCATCTAATAAGCCGTATAACAACTATCAAGATGTGAATCACAATCTTATGCTGGGTATGGTGCAAGCGTACATTACTGGGACATCATACACGGCCAGCGGTACAAACACGGATTACCCGGCCGTTGTTAGCGTTGACTTTACGACTCGCGGTGCAGGTGCCTTTGTCGGTATTGTGGCAGGCCACGAGCATCACGATTTAGACCCGCAAACAATTAATGGCATCCGCGTAATCGAAAGAACATGCAATCTTGCAAGCAATAATGGCGATAAAAGTGTTGCACGTGATTTGGAAAATGTTGATGAGGATGCCTTTGATGTGATAGAAATTGACGGCGCAAATAAACACTGCAAGTTTAATCGGTTTGGTGCTGGAAACTCACTTGAATTTGACTATTAGGAGGTGATCACTTGGACACGGTTTTGGCAAAAAAAATTAAACAATTAGAAGCACAAATTGAGGTTATGACCAACGAGTATGGGACTGTCGACGTTGCGATGGATGGATTGATGCCAAAAGAAGAGAGTGCCCCCGTTATTACCGGGTTGATGGGTGGCAAGGGGGCATTAGCAAACGGCACGGATATTGATGATGTTATGCACGGTGGGAGTTATTATCTACCATCAGAAAACACGTATAAGAATGTGCCTTACGGCCCTGTCGGTACTGGTAACTACCGCGCACAACTTGATGTAATCAGAAACTATGGAGGTAATCCACGCACGGATAATCCATTGTGCTATCAACGATATATGACGATTGAACTTTCAGGGCAGGTCAAAACTGCCTATCGATTTTACTACAATAAATGGTTGAACTGGTTCTATCCAAGCGGAAAGACTATTTGGAACGGGTCTCAATCAACAAATGGTAGTAATTTCACGTTGAGCGAGCCATATTCTAATTTTTTAAGAATCAAGATCTATTGGAGTCCATATAACAAAAGCAATGAGTGTGTCGAGTCACTAACCGGAGTGGGATCGTTTAGCTTGGATGCTGTTAATGTTCCGAATAGTGTTGGTTCATCACCAGCCTTGTCAATGGAGGAAGTCATCCTGACATCCGATTCAAGTAATACGGTATTAACAGCAACTGATGCCCTCTATTATATTCAAAATGGTGTAACGTACGGATCAGAAAACATTGGTAAATCAGTCATTAATAAGATCGTCGGGTATATAGTTTAGGAGGTACGCATATGTATATAAGCACAGATAATTCTGGCTTAATACTGGCCTATTCGACAATTGGTCAAATCGATGGTGGGCAGAAATATAGTGGGTCAGTTCCGGAAGATAAATTATGGGAAATGGCTAGCAGACCGATTACATCCAAATGATCTGGGTTATGCTAAGCTGGCCCGAATTATCGGTCAATTTATAGTCAGCAGTACAAACTAGGGTGGTGTAGAAAATGCAGATACTTTTGAATAGCGATAATACAATTGCGGCTTATGTTAATATCGGTGCTTTGACTGGATCCGTGAATTATGATGGCGTCCTGCCGGATAATTTTGTCTCAGATTTTAAGCCAAATTATTTTATTCTTAATAATGATTCGATCATTATTAATCCAAACTATGTTGAACCAAACAATACAATTACGTTGCCACCTAGCAATGTAGAAACTCAGCTGGCAGCACTAGCTTATCAGCAAATGACATCACAACAGACAATTACTGATTTACAAACACAAAATGCGCAAATGGCTTATCAATTGATGACTCAAGGAGGTGTGACAGCATGACTTTTCCAACTTATGATGCGATTAAAGGGTATTTTGATCTCAAGCTTTGGACGACTGATATGGTGGCTAAGGCAGTTGAACTTAAGGTGATTACACAAGACGAGTATAAAATAATAGTAGGCGTAGCCTATTCTTAACTGATATAATACTTCTTATAACTAATGGAGGAGCAAGAGATGAAGAATAGATTACATTATTTAGATGCAGTAAAGGGATTGGGCATGTTAGGAATTATATTCCAACACGTTCATCCTGGAAGTGCAGATCCATTTAATTTATGGCTGGGCACAATTAAAATTACGTGTTTTTTCATTGTGTCAGGAATTTTATTGGGAAGTAAAGAAAGTCACAAGCGTTCGCTGAAAGTAACTTTATTTATTAGAATCAAACAATTAATGATTCCGTACTTCTTTTTCAGTATATTAATAAGTATTGTTAATGGGATTGTAAATATAATAACTAAAAATGAGCCAATTAGAAATGCTGCCATTGAGATTTTTAACACTTTTAGTTTAAGAGGAAATGGGCCGCTTTGGTTTATCCCGGTTTTCTTTTTTGGAGAACTGTTATTCCTTGTTTTTAGGCGGTATAAATTTTCTATACAGATGATTGCCGCATTGTTAGGGTTAATCGTTTCATTTGGTCTAGGAATCTTAACAGATAAAATGGCAGTTTCTGGTGTCATTACGTTGATTCTTTCTAAAGTTGTTCTTGTTTTTGGTAAAAGTATTCTGGCTACAAGCTTCTTTCTGTTTGGTGGATTTATATCGGACCTTATACTTGGAAAGTCTAAACACATATTAGCTCTGGGTACTATGGCTTTTATTGGTTCAATTGGATGTGCAACACAAACATTGGGTTTAGATCTTAATTTTCTACGCTTTGGGGCTAACCCAATTGCCTTTGTGTTTGCATCATGTTTAGGTGCTGTGGGTATTACCTTGATATTCAAATGGATTGAACAAACATTTGGATATAGTTATCCGGTTTTTTCATTTGCAAGTATTAATTCATTATTAATCATGTGTACTCATTATTTTTTTGGAATAATAATTTTTGCAAATTACATTGCTAGCTTTTTTCCTACCTCATTTGGTTTATTGGCAACTGTAATTGTTTTAATTATTGAATTCTTTATTGTTCAATTATTTAGACTTAAACCAATGAGTCTAATTCTAAAACAGAAATAGTGATATTATATTTTTATTTGTAAAGGCGTTTTTTAACAGCACTCATTGGGTGCTGTTTTTGTTTACTCTGAAAGGGTGTGATGCAGATTTGAATACGAATCAATCAGTAAAGGAGGGACGAGGTGGGGTGGAATTATCGGTTTTAAGCGAGACACTTGCTAAGATGCGCTGGGACCATTCGTGGCTTGTCGGCGCCGTCAGCGGCCTTACACTGGCTATTCCGGAGTGGGTGCGGCATGAGGAGTGGGAAATGCATCATAATGAATTTATCATCGTGCTGCTCATTATTATTGTGGCCGACTGGATTGCAGGATCACGTTTAGCAGCGAAGTCGCATAACAAGACGAGCACACACTGGAACGATTCGCTGATTCGTGATGTGATCATATTGGGCATGTGCGTGGCCGCAAGCTTGTTAGATGATGCTATGCATACCGGTTCATTTCTATTTTTTGTAATCACACTGGCGTTTATGCATCATAACCTTTACTCGCTGCTAGCTAATCTTGCATTGCTAGGCTGGGATAAGTATTTTCCGGTTGGGCTACTTAAATGGCTAGACAATGAGATCACGGCCAAGACAATCAAGTATTTTGGAAAGGACCAAAAAAATGAAAAAACTAAATAAAGTAAAATTACTCTTAGGAGCGACTGCTACGGCGGCCGCTCTTTTATTTGGTGCTACGGTACCAGCGTCTGCCTATACCGTTAACAACACGTATGCGTTTGGCGCTTCGCAAGGATCGTCACAAGTCGCAAATAACAAGTATATTGTATTGCATGATGTAGGCGCAGAGTCCGGTGCCGCTGCTAACGCCAATTATTTTGATAACAACTGGAATACCGCCTACACATATGCGCATTATACAGTCGGCGACGGCGGCCAAGTATTCAAGATCGGTGAACCTGGCTATGTAGCTTGGGCAGCTGGTGACTACGCGAATGCTAATAGCCCCGTTCAGATCGAACTCGGTCACACCAACAGTTATACTCAATTTAAGCAAGATTATGCAGCATACGTTGCGCTGGCACATGATTCGGCGGTGCAGTTCAATATTCCGTTGCGGTACAATAACGTAGCCAGTGGCATTATCACGCATCGATTTGTCACTGATAATTGGTGGGGCGATCACACCGATCCACTTGGTTATTTGGCTAAATGGGGTGTATCGGAAGCTACCTTAGCGCATGACGTTGTGACAGGTGTTTCTAGTCTTGGCGGCTCTAGTAACGTGATTAATAACCCGTCTAAGCCAGCAACTTCGGCACCAGCAGCTAGTTCCAATTCTGGTAAAATGGCTAACGGGTTTACGGCGGAGTCCGGTACTTTTGTTAATGGGGACACACCTATCCAAGTTCGTTATCGTGCTGGGGTAGACGCACCACGTGCTGGTGTTCTACCAGCTGGGGCGGCAATCAAGTATGATAGTTACATCAACTTCGATGGTTATGTCTGGGTGCACTACACCGGTTACAATGGTAGAGATTTATATCTGCCAACACACCCGTCCGGCACAGCCAATAACGTTTGGGGCACCTTTAAGTAACACAAAACGCTCGTATCTCTTAATTGAGGTGCGGGCTTTTTTGTTCGGATTTTTTAAAAAAATAAATTAAATAATCAGTGGCTAAGAACTTTTTATTGCTTTATTAACAATGTTTGTTGAAAAAATACGATTAAAGTTGTAACATATAGGAAAACAATAAGAAACGGAATGATAATTATGGATTCAGATGAAACATTCACTATTCAACGTGTATCGGCTCAGCAACTTTTGGAAAAAGAATTTTCAATGCCACAGAGAGTAATTCTTGGTAATGTAATTCAAGTGGGGTATCAAAACTGGCATGATTTTCTGCGGAAGGATACCACGCCAGCTTTTTTAAAAACAAAACGAGCTGAGAAATTAAAACCGGAGATTAAAAATATGGCGGTGGAATATGCAGTAATGCAGGCTTGCAATAAGGGGCTAATTCCGTTAAAGTGGAGTCTTGAACAAACAAATAATATTGCATTAAAGTACTTAAATTTAAAATCGTCAGATGGTAAATGTGTTTTCACAATCAATCAAACTGCTAGCGCAGGAACAAGAAGTAGGCATGCAAAATTTAGAGATGAACTAGATGCTCCATTTCAGTCTTCGTTGAATTTGTATCCAGATGATGGAGATAAAAGAAAGTTTATTACTGAGCCGGATTTTACATATTACTGTGAAATTAATCATGGCTATCAATCCGAAAAACCGGTATTTGCCTTAGTAGGTAAGCCGGCCGCAAAGCGCGGATGGTTAGGGCAACTTTCTTTGCTGAATCAAATTCAATTACTACCTCAAGGAGAGGCGGAAGATACGCTAACAGCCGCTGGTGATGTACGGAAATTTAGTCTTGATGATTTTCAAAACTTTATGGAAGAACATAAGTAAGGATGATTAATCATGGCAGTTATATCCATGTCAAGGGGATTCAACCCTGAAAAGTTGGCTTATTTAAGAGAAATGAAAGGCTATACTCTTCAACAAGTATCGGATGGCACTTTTTTGAGTATTCAGTATATTTCCCAGTTTGAACATGGTGAAAGACGTCCCAATTTTGAACAGATTATTAAGTTGGCTGGTTTTTTTGGAGTGGAACATACCTTCTTTTTAAACAGTGTTGATATTCCCAAAAATACGGGTGCAACTTTTTATCGGAAACTACAAAAAGTGCCAAAGAAAAAGTACCTTCAAGCTGAGCGACAAACTAAGTGGTTTTCCATGTTTGATCAAGAATTAAGTGCTCAATTGAAAATAGGTTATGGGAGTTTACCTAAGTTTGCCAATGAGAGTACTTCTGTCACAATGCTGGATGAACAGTATATAGAAGACATGGCTACGAGTGTCCGAAAAAGTTTTAAATTAGGTGTGGGTCCAATAGGAAACATGACTTTACTAATTGAACGTATGGGAATACGAGTAAATTTTGCTGATTTAACATCAGAACATATTGACGCATTAACAGATCAGTTAGACAACCATTTTTATATTACTGTCAATAAGACGAACAGGCCTAGTGTCAGAATTAGATTCGATTTAGCCCACGAACTAGGGCATATATTATTACATTCGCATTATCCTCAATCTGATATAGCGGATAAATCTAATCATAAATTTATTGAGGCTGAGGCGAATCATTTTGCAGGTGCATTGTTGATGCCTGTCGAAGGACTAGCAATGGACATGGCTTCAACTAATATGGAGTACATTGTAAGCTTAAAGAAACATTGGAAGGTCTCTATTCAAGCGATGATTTACCGTGGTTGTCAAATTGGTTTAATAACGGATCAACAGGCATTATTTTTGCGGCAAACTATAGCTAGAAAGGGTTGGCGGATTTCTGAACCATATGATGATTCGATTGAAATTGAGCAACCTACTTTTTTAGAAAGTGCCTTGAAATATAAAACAACTAATCCAGATCAGTTGATTAAAAGTGTCTCCAGCTTTCTAGGTAGAAAACATTCACCTAATTTAAAGCTGGTAAACGATTAAATAAAGTAGCAGCTACTTTTTTAAGCTATTTAATTTAATGCTTTATTTAAGACGGCTACTACAAAATGACTTTTAGCAGCAAAAAACAACACCTCAGCCATAGAGTAGCCGAGGTGTTGTTTTTACATAATTAGGCTGACTTATCTGCAAGCAATGAGCTAAGATATTCTTGCATTTCGATTTGCACTTTTGGTGGGGCGGCAGTCAGCATGACTTTTAGCTTAGTTTCGAGATCCTCGTAAAATTCACCTGGCCCAGCTAACAAATAAAAATTAAACTGTTTATAGCCAAGCTCAGCAATAAACTTTTCCGGTGATCCTGTCCATAATCTATGATGGAATTCTTCAAATGAAATGATACCATTCTTATACTGCTCTAAAAGGTGCATACTGACTACCTCCTAAATTTAGAAATCGGTCTTGTTAGTCCGTTCGTATTCATCAATTACTGAGTCTAAAAATCTGTTAGCTGCGATAGTCTGTGTTAAAGACAAATTAGGGTTATTAAATCGCTGATCACTGTATTGATCACCATGAAATTCAACAAAAACTGATTCGTTTAGTCGTTTTATTCGCGGATATTCTGTACCGTTATAATAGATGTTTGGCTCGGCGTATAAATAAAATCTATATTTGTTATATAGTTCATTACTTAGCCCATTCATAGCATCATAGGTTGTTTCCCAAATTATTGATGATAGGCGAGAAAATGAGATAAAATGTTGTTCGTAATTAACAATAGATTTAGCTATGAATTCGGTATTAGTAATACGAACATGTGGGTGTTCTTTTTTTAAAATCAATTTACGAGTTTCATCAGTAATGATTCGTTCATATTCTTCTGGAGTTGTAGTTTCTTTTAGTCCACGATATAGAGATTCAATGGTTTCGCGTTCTTTCACTAAGATCACCTCAAAATCATTATACAAACATACGTTCTGTAAAGCCAGCAT